GGTAGAAATGGTTGGGGTGAAGAACCTTATGGTGATTCCTTTAATAAATTAGTACAACCAACAGGATTAAGTGCAACTTCTTCTTTCGGCACAGTTACAGTAGCGGATGTTATAGGTATAACAGGTCAAGAAGCAACCACTGCAATTGGTTCACCTACTTTAGATATAACATCTGTTGAAGTCTTAACAGCTCCATCATCGCTTACAGCTAGTGTAGGAGCTATATCTCCTACTCAAACGGTAGTTGGACTAACAGGACAAGAGGCAACTGTTAGTGTTGGTGGAATAATTCTAGATGCCGTTGAAATAGGATTAACAGGTCAAGAAGCAACTTCTTCTATAGGATCAGTAACAACAGAAGATTCTGTAGGATTGACAGGTCAATCAGTTACATCTTCTGTAGGAGTTATAGTTCCGGAAATAGGGGTTCCGTTAACAGGTCTATTAGCTACATCTTCGGTAGGTACAATAACACCTGAAGACGTAATAGGATTAACAGGTCAAGAAGCAACTTCAGCAGTAGGAGAACCTGCAATTTTAGGTTATGCGGATGTTGATATTGATGGCAATACCAGCTATACTAATGTAACTAAAAACAATAGTGCAAGTTATTCAGATGTTGACGTAAGTGGAAATACGTCGTATACAGATGTTGACCACGCAGCTTAGGAGAAAAAATTTATGGCATCAAGTTATACAAATTTAGGTGTAGAGTTAATGGCAACCGGTGAGAAAGCCGGTCAATGGGGAAATATTACAAACACCAACTTAAATATTATAGAACAAATATCAGGTGGTTATGCTGCGCAAGCATTAAATGATGGTAGCACTTTAACTTTATCTAAAACTGATGGTGGAACAGGTGCAACTGTTGCAACAAGAGTTTGGAAATTAACAGGAGCCTTAACGGGTTCTTCAGTAGTAACTGTACCAGACAGTTTAGAAAACTGGTATATTGCACATAACGCTTCTACAGGAGCTCAAACAGTTCAATTAAAAACAGCTACTGGAACAGGTACAACTTGGGCTACAACTGATAAAGGTCATAAAATAGTTTATTCAGATGGAACAAATGTTGTTGATCCATTTGCTGATTTTTCTGAAATTACACTAAGTAATCAAAACTCATTAAAATTTGCTGATGCTGATAATTCTCATTATGTAGCATTTAAATCGCCTGCAACAGTTTCTAGTTCAATAACATGGACTTTACCTGATGCAGATGCAACTGCTTCTGGACAGGCTTTAGTGTCTAATGGTTCAGCAACATTATCATGGGCTTCAGCAGGAATAACAACAGGAAAAGCTATTGCAATGGCAATGATTTTCGGGTAAAAAACAAAAAGGAATTAAATTATGGCAAATCCAAATATAGTATCAGTTGCAACAATTGAAGGTGGTAACCTTGGTTGGAATTTAACAGCAACTACAACTACAACTTTAGTTACTGTTTCAAGTAATTACATAATGAAAATTAATAGAATTTCATGTGCTAACGTTGATGGAAGTGCTGCAGCAGATTTAACTTTATCTGTTACAAAAACAAACTACACGCCAACTGGTATTACAAACTTTGATGTATCAGGAACGTTTCATTTAGCAAAAACAATTTCAGTCCCTGCTGATGCAACACTAGTTGTTTCAGACACACCAATCTATTTAGTTGAAGGGGACATATTAAAAGGTGGAGCTAACGCTGCATCAGATTTAGATTTATTCATATCGTATGAAGTCTTAATAGACTAGGGGGTTTAATTATGGCGCAAGGCAATGGCGGAATAATTGGACCAGTAAACACAGTCTCAGCTGGAAAAAACAAAGTTACATCTACAACATCCACTGGATCATCAACTATAACTACACAATCAGGAACAAAACTTATTGATGCTTTAGTTGTAGCTGGAGGCGGTGGCGGTGGTTATGGTTTAGCTGGAGCTGGTGGAGCTGGTGGTTATAGAACTTTTTCAAATTTATCAGTATGTGGTGGTGCCCCATATCCAATGTCAATTGGTGCAGGTGGAGCTAAAGGTGGAGCTTGTGCTAATGGATCACAAGGTACTGATTCAACTTTAACTATTGGTTGTACAACATATACATCAGAAGGTGGTGGTTATGGTGCTCACGCTTTTAATCCCGGCGGAGCAGGTGGTTCAGGCGGCGGTGGAGGTGGAGCTAATCCTCCTGGTTGTGCTAGAGCAGGCGGTGCAGGTAATAGTCCTCCAACAGATCCTTCTCAAGGAAATAATGGAGGAAATGGTTTTGTTGGTGGATGTCGAGGTGGAGGCGGTGGCGGTGGATCTGCTGCTGTTGGAACAAATGCAGGACCTGGATCAACATCTTTTGCAGGCGGAGCTGGTACAGCAAATTCAATTACAGGGTCTTCTGTAACTTATGCCACTGGTGGATCATCTGGAGCTGGTACTCCTAATGCAGCAGATAATACTGGAGACGGTGGTGGCGGTGGAGTTGGATCTGGTGGTGGTAATGGTGGATCAGGAATTGTTGTTGTAAAAGAATTAAATAAAGCTTCAGGAGTCTGGAGTATGAATACAGTTTATTGCCAAGTTAAAAATGATGCATGGATTGCTAATTATGCATTTGCAGATTATTTAGTAGTCGCTGGTGGTGGCGGAGGTGGTTCTGGCCGAGGTGGTGGAGGCGGAGCCGGAGGTTACAGAACTTCTTTTGGAAATGCTTGCGCTGCAAATATATCTACAAAAATGGGAACTATGTCAGTAACAGTAGGTGCTGGTGGAGCTGGTGCAGCAGGTCAACCTGCACAAGGAACCACAGGAACTAATTCAGTTTTTGATACAATAACATCCGCAGGTGGCGGAGGTGGTGGTAGTGGACCGCCAGGTAGTCAACCAAACATGTCAGGAAAAGATGGTGGATCTGGTGGTGGTGGAGCTGGAAGTGCAGATATTTCAGGACCTCATCCTGGTGGAACAGGAAATACCCCTACAGCCCCAACAGCTTTAGGAGGACCGCAAGGTAATCCCGGAGGAGTTGGAGTTTCTACTGGAAGTGTAGAAGGAGCAGGTGGTGGAGGTGGTGCCAATGCAGCTGGATCTACAGGTAGTGGTTCTGCTGGCGGAGCCGGTGGAGCAGGTAAAGCAAATTCAATTACAGGAAGTTCTGTAACTTACGCTGGTGGTGGTGGCGGAGGTGGACAAGGACCAGCTGGTGTTGGAGGTGCTGGAGGTGGTGGACCAGGAGGTCCAGGTGGAACTGCAACGGCTGGTAGTGATAATACTGGTGGAGGAGGTGGTGGTGAATCTGGTGGTTGTAACCCTTCGCCTCAAAACGCAGGTGGACCAGGTGTAGTAATTTTAAGATCAAGTACGTTTATGTCAACAGATAGTAATTGTGCACCAGTTAGTTCACCTGATGGTGGTACAAGTACATTTATAGCAACATTTAAAGCATCAGCTAATGTAACTTTTGGATCTACACCAACTTCTAATAGTGTAGATTACTTAGTCGTTGGCGGAGGTGGTGGCGGTGGTGGAATTACTGGTAACGTTGCTTCTGGTGGTGGCGGAGGTGGTGCTGGTGGTTATAGAACTTCTTTCCCAGGTGGAACAAAAGTATTTTTACAACCAGGATCAAATCAAGTAGTAATTGGTGCTGGTGGAACAGGTGGTAATGGTACCACTTGTGGTCAAGTTTCAACAATAGGAAACCCAGGTAATGATTCTTATGTAGGATACATTACTTCTTTTGGTGGCGGTGGCGGTGGAGGAACCGCTTGTAATAGTCTTGGATTCGGAACTAATAATGGACAACCCGGAGGATCAGGTGGTGGAGCTGGATCATGGAGTGGAAATAATGCCCCAGGTGGAACAGGAAATATTCCTGCTGTTAGTTCACCAGGCGCTCCTGTTCAAGGAACTAATGGATCTCCAAGTAATTCAACAGGCGCACCAAATTATGGATCTGGCGGAGGTGGCGGAGCATGTGCTGCTGGTAGTGCAGGAACCCCAACAGCCGGTGGAAATGGTGGAGCAGGAAAAGCAAATTCAATTTCAGGAAGCCCTGTTACTTATGCTGGTGGTGGCGGAGGATCTAGTTATAATGGTGGAACTGGCGGAAGTGCTGGGGCCGGTGGTGGTGGAGCAGGAGCAGTCGGAGCCCCATCAGGACCAGGTTTAGGCGCTAATGGAACTGCAAATACTGGTGGTGGTGCAGGGGGAAGTAATAATAACCCATCTAGTGCAACAGGAGGATCAGGAGTTATTATTTTAAGAGCACCTGGACCTGCTGGACCTACTTTTACAGTAGCCCCAGGAACTAATTCAAAAGCAGCATTACCAGGCCCTGCTGGGGGATGTACAGTAATGACGTATACTGTAACTGGAACGTTGACAATAAGTTAAAATTAAATTAATATATAACTTTTAAGGAGTAAAAATATGGCACATTTTGCAGAACTAAAATCAAAAGTAGATCCTACTGGATTTACGTCAGATACACACCAAGTAGTAGAAAGAGTAGTTGTTGTAGGCAATGATATTGCTGCAGGCGCCGGAACTCTTGGAGATAATGACATGCATGTTGACGGAGAAACATGGTGTTCAAATTTCTTTAAAGGTGGAAGCTGGAAACAAACTTCTTACAATCATAATTTTAGAAAACAATACTGTGGTAAAGGTTTTGTTTATGATTCATCAAAAGATAAATTTTTATCCCCTCAACCGTATCAATCTTGGTCATTAGATGGTAATGATGATTGGCAAGCTCCAGTTACATTTCCAACTGATACTACAGATAAAAAAATTAATTGGGACGAACCTAATTTAAGATGGGTTGCAACGGATAGTTCAGATCCAGTAAATAATTTTAATTGGGATGCATCAGCGCTAGCTTGGGTATCCGCATAAGGAGACTCATATGGCTAGTCCTTCAGGATCAGCAAACGGCGGTATTATAGGACAAACGAATAAGACTTCGTTTGGAAAGTGTACAATTACATCTAAAACATCTTCAGGATCAGTAACTACACAACCAGGAACTAGGATTGCTCAAACACTTATAGTTGCAGGTGGCGGTGGTGGAATGTCTCAAGGTGGCGGCGGTGGTGGCGGTGGTACAAGAAATATAGAAATTAATGTATGTGGTAACAAAGCTTATTGTGCAGTAGTTGGTGGAGGTGGAGCAGGAGCTGCCTCACCTAATTCATATACTGCATCTAATGGTGTAGATTCATCTTTTGGAGGAGAAACTTCAACAGGGGGTGGAAAAGGTGCCGACAAAAGTAATCCTGCTTCTCATACAGGAGGATCAGGAGGTGGAGGTGCAGGTCTTTATAACCCTGTTACAAGTCCATGTGCTGTAAGAGTAGGTGGAGCTGGTAACACTCCTCCAACAAGTCCTCCTCAAGGTAATGATGGTGGAGATGGTTTTCCAAGTCAAGCATCTTTTGTTGGAGCTTCAGGTGGCGGTGGTGGTGCGACAGTTGCAGGAAGTGATGCACCTGATGCAAGAATAGGTGGAGCAGGTGGAGCAGGTTTAACAATTTCAAGTGATTTTCCAGGAGCACCAGTAAGTGCTGTTGGTGGTGGCGGTGGTGGCGGTGCTAATGCTACTGCACCTAGTTCAGGTGGAGCAGGAGGATCAGGTGGTGGTGGTGCTGGAAGTTCTAATCCAGGATGTGGAACGTCTGGAACAACTAACACTGGTGGCGGTGGTGGTGGTTTAGGAAATTGCCCAGGTGTAGCAGGTTCTGGTGGTCCAGGTATAGTTATCGTAAAAGAAATAAACAAAGCAAGTGGTGTGTGGTCGTTGCAAAGTCAAATGGTAGCCAAGCAAGAAGGAACATGGCCTGAAAAATCATTTATAGTAGATTATTTAGTAGTAGCTGGAGGTGGCGCCGGAGGAACTCCTGGTGGTAACTCAGCTGGTGGTGGTGGAGGTGGAGGTCTACGGGCTTCTTCAGGAACTTATACAATAGGATCTGGCCCTGCAGCTCCAAGAACAGCCTGTGTTTCTGCATTTACTATGTATTCAGGAACTTATAATGTAGTGGTTGGCGCTGGTTCAGCTGCTAAATCACATCCTGCACCTAACCCAGGAACATCAAGAGGAAGTGATTCAAGTTTTGAAACAATTACATCAACAGGTGGTGGAGATGGTGGTCATACACCAGGTGGTGGTGCACCAGGAAACTCTGGAGGATCAGGTGGTGGTGCTTCCGGTGGTGGTTATAATAAAACTGCTGGAGCAGGTAATACTCCTCCAACAGATCCCGATCAAGGTAGCCCTGGTGGTGCTAGACCAGGAAGTGGTGGAGACGGCGGTGGTGGCGGTGGTGGTGGCGCTTTAACTGGTGGATCTGTTGCTAATACAGGAACTACTGCTCCCGGAGGAGCCGGAGGTGGATTTCCAAATGCTATAGGTGTTAAAGGTCAACCTTGTGGTTCTTATTATTATTTTGCAGGTGGTGGAGCAGGAGGTGGAAACACTCCCGCAGCTCCTGATTCTTCTAATGGTGGAGGATTAGGTGGTGGTGGAAATACAGGTGGACCTGCAACAGGACCTTGTGCCGCTAGAGCAGGTGCCGCAGGAACAGTTAATACTGGTGGTGGCGGTGGTGGACCCAATAACGGTTCAGGTGTAGCTGGTGGTGCTGGTGGATCAGGTATTGTAATATTAAGATTCCCGTCAGGGGCAGGTGTGTCAGTTTCGCCCGGTACTAATACAGTAACATGTGCGCCAGATGGATCTAAACTTGCAACCTTTACTGTCTCAGGTACAAACACAGTAACTTTTTAATACGTCTTTACTTTTTATTTAATTTAAGATAAAACATATGTATAAAGACATATGAACCTTACAAACTATTTTTGGTATTTTCAATCAGTAATCCCTCATAGGATTTGTGATGAAATTGTACGTTATGGAAAACAATTGCAAGATGGTTTGGCTACTACAGGTGGTTATGGAGATCCTAAAAAATTAAATCAAAAACAAATAAAAGATTTAAAAAAGAAAAGAGATTCAAATATAGTTTGGATGTCTGATCGTTGGATCTATAAAGAAATACAACCCTATATTCATCAAGCTAATTCTTATGCTGGTTGGAATTTTCAATGGGATTTTTCAGAAGCCTGTCAATTTACTAAATATAATAAAGGCCAATACTACGATTGGCATTGTGATGGTTGGGATAAACCTTATCAAAGACAAATAGGTGATCCATCTCATGGAAAAATAAGAAAATTATCTGTAACCGTAACATTATCTGATCCTAAAGAATATAAAGGTGGAGAATTAGAATTTGATTTTAGAAATTTAGATCCTGATAAAAAACCTAATGTACATAAATGCAAAGAAATATTACCTAAAGGATCTTTAGTAGTGTTTCCTGGATTTGTTTGGCATAGAGTATGTCCAGTTAAAAAAGGATCAAGACATAGTTTAGTAATCTGGAATTTAGGATGGCCTTATAAATGAAAAATAAAAAATTAAAACAAAAAAGAAGAAAAGAAAAAGCTCAAACAACTTTTCCACTACATTTACAAAGAGAAGATTTATTTAAATGTCCTATATGGTTTGCAGATGAACCTGCGTTTGTAGATAAATTAAACCAAGCATCTGATTCATATATTGAAGAAGCTAAAAAGAATTTAAAAAAAGACATAGATAAAAGAAATAAAAATTTTGGAGATAAAGGAGATATGGGCAATGTTTTTCATTCAACTACTTTAATAGGAAACCCTAATTTTAAACAATTACAAGATTATATAGGTGCAACAGCACAGAATTTATTAATAGAAATGGGTTTTGATTTAACAAACTTTCAAGTATTTACTACAGAAATGTGGGTACAAGAATTTGCTAAACAAGGTGGAGGACATCATACATTACACACACATTGGAATGGACACATGTCAGGTTTTTACTTTTTAAAAGCAAGTGAAGCTACGTCTTTGCCTTTGTTTGAAGATCCAAGACCAGGTAATGTAATGAACCTATTACCAGAAAAAGATAAATCAAAAATTACACATGCAACATCTCAAGTAAATTATCAAGTTAAACCAGGCAGACTAATGTTTTTTCCATCTTACATGCCACATCAATACGTGGTAGATATGGGTTATGAACCTTTTAGGTTTATACATTGGAACTGTCAAGCTATACCAAAGAGTGTGTTAAATGCAAAATAAAGATATGAAAAAAGCAATTATTAAAACTTTATTAGAATCTAGTCCCTTAAAAAATAAACCAAATTTTATAGATAATTTTATAAAATCTAAAATGCAACTGAAAGGAAAAAATGTCATTAAAAAAATCGGCGTTTCAAAAAAATAAATATAGTATATTAAGAAATGCTATATCAAAAGACATGGCAGATTTTTGTTTTGCTTACTTTTTAAATAAAAGAAACGTTGCAAAATTTTTATTTGATCAAAGATTCATATCTCCTTTTACAGAATACTTTGGTGTATGGAATGATGAGCAAGTGCCTAACACATATTCCCATTACGCAGATATAGTTATGGAAACTTTACTACAAAAAGTAAAACCTGTTATGGAAAAGCATACAGGATTAAAATTATCTGAAACATATTCTTATGCTAGAATATATAAAAAAGGTGATGTATTAGCTAGACACAAAGATAGATACTCTTGTGAAATATCTACAACTTTAAATCTAGGTGGCGATCCATGGCCTATCTATTTAGACCCAACAGGTAGCGAGGGTCAAGCAGGTATTAAAGTAGATCTTAAACCAGGTGACATGTTAATATATTCTGGTTGTGATCTTGAACATTGGCGAGAAGAGTTTACTGGCAAAGACTGTGGACAAGTATTTTTACATTACAACAAATCATCATCTAAAACAGCTAAAGAAAATCAATACGATAAGAGACCTTTTTTAGGGTTGCCTGCTTGGTATAAAGGCTTTAAAATACCTAAATAATATTGTATATAATAATATGGCGG